TGTCTCCGCCTGTGTTGGAAGTGGAGCGATTCACTTCTTGAGATTTTAACTTCGCTCTTATTTCAGCCAATGATGCCATAATGTAAGCCTCCTTTATTGTGCCTGTGTTTGTTGTTTGCCTAAATGTATATTAGACATATACTGAATAATATACAGTGTTATTTATCTAATGTCTACTAGTATTATTGGTAAATTGAGAGTTCTTTGATTCTTTCGATCTGTTGCTCAGTAGCCAGTTCGTCCTCTGAATAGAACTCGTTCAGATCAAGTCCTGCTAATTCAATGGCGTCTTTTAGTGTGTATTCCTTGTCGCCAACCTTGAACTTGTCGCCCGATTTCATGCCCGCCGCTTTGGCCTTGTTCACTGCCTGTGCGAATTGGTTGCCCTCAAACTTGCCAGCGTGTGCCCCACCTGACATCTTCTCGTAGTGCTCAGCGGCCTCTTCCGGATTTAATCCCAGTTCGTCTGCCTTGCTCATGAATTCGTCTCGAGTCATGTTCTGTGCCATGTCTGCTATCTTGTCGCCCATGCCTTCTGTCTTGTCAGCATATCTTTCATCACCGGCCTTCATTCTTTTGAAAGCAGTTGTATTCATCATCTTGTCCGCTTTCGTTACGTCAAGTTTTGTTGCGTTCTCTTTGTCTTTTTTCTCAATCTCTTTGTCTTTCGGCTCAACAGCGTATTCTTCCACGTTGCCTTCTTTGAGTTTGTCAAAGTTCTTGTGTAGGTAATCCGTTGCCACTTTCTCTTCTGAAGATTTAAACGCTGACTTGCCATCCTTGTCTAGCACGTCATACACCATCTTGCCCTTGTCATCCTTGTACATTGACACATATGGTTTCTGTTCTGTGATGTTGTCCACCCAACTCTCAAATGCTTCTGTTTCTTTGGCCTTGCCTTTTAGGTCCTTCTTGGGATTGAAAGCACCTGGCTCCATCCTGATCTCGTCCTTGTAGGCTGGGTCTGACTGCATCTTCTTGTAGTCGTCGATGTATCTCTTGGCCAACTGTACCGCTATCTTCTTGTTCTTGATGTAGTCTGGTGTTGGTTTGAATGTTGCCGAATTCTCCTGTTCCATCTCGTCTGCTACCCTAGAAGCGAAGTTGGCCACTCTGTCTTCCTCGCCTGATTTGGTCAATAATCTTGACGCGATGTCTGACAGTATTGAACTCAACATTGTGTTCTTGTTTGTGAATTTTGTTCTGCTCAGCATCTTGTCCGCTGTATCATCTTTTCTCAGTATCAGTTTGCTGTCTGGATCTGTTAAGAATCCCTGTACTATGGCACCATGGTCCACTGGTGGTTGGATGGGAGCGTCGATCGGTTCCATGTCGTTGCCGTCTTTGTCCTTGTATTCCTCTATTGGTTTTTCCTGCGTTGCCTCCAGCTCACTCATAATTTTATTGATAATTGGCAGTGCGTCCTCAACTCTGTTGTCTAGATTTTTCATGGTGAACTTCTCTCTCAGTTTGTTTACGGTTTCGTCATCTAATACAACTTCGTCTGATGTCTTGAAGTTTTTGGATGCTTCTTCATAATGTGATTGTTTACTTAGATTTTTTACATAATTTCTAAGATTTTCTAATTTCATTTTTGTCTGTTCAATTATGTCGCCTGCGTTGTCGTTCAATTGATCTTTGTTTGTGACATATCTCGAGAATGAATTCAGTTTGGCTATGTCTTCTGAAGTTGAAATGATGTGTTGTCCAAATTCATCGTATGGTTTACCGCCGTTGGCCACGTGTCTGGTCATCGCTCTAGCACCCGCTAGGTGTGTGAGCGGATACTTGAATCTCTCACCGTCTTCGTTTTCTATGTACAGTGACTGGATCTGTCTTGATCTCGCACCCGGCACTGTCTCGTCAACCTTGCCTTTGTGTCTAATGATTAATTTTGTCTTGTCTAGGTTCTCAAATGAACTCTTTGCTGTGCCTGACAGTCCTTCGCTGATTCCTGCTAATTTAGTGATTCTTGATAGTTCTTCTGACATCTCGTCAGTATTTACCGTTTTGTTCGTATCTGCGAGATTTTCGTAATCCTGCTTCGTTAGGTTGTTTTTGGTGATGTCCCTGACGTCAAATCTCAGTTGATGCTCAACCGCGAAGTCTTTCAACTCTTTAAGGAAAGCATACCATTCATCCCTGCTGTCCTCGTCGATCTTGCTGACGAGATCCCTGTTGTAGTAAACTTTCATGTTCTCGCCGTCCGCCAGGCTTATGCTCACACTACCAAACGTGTCCGCGTCTTCCTGGAATTCAAACTCAAAGAACACTGCGCCCTGTGGATCCGCTGTGGCGGCACCGTTCTCATCACCTAATCTTATATTTGAGAACTGTGATCTGATCTTGTTGAACAGGTCTTGCGATGTTTTTGGATTCATATAGCGTATTTATTATCCTGTGAACGATCCGAAGATGGGCATTGGGGTGATCTCTGACGCCCTGTCCGTCCACTTCTCGAATATTTTAGGATCAAAGTCCGCTAGCACCTTCATCATACGAGTCATTAATAGGCACGCGCTGACGAGGTCGTCGTGCTGTCCAGGCTTGGCCTTGTAGCTCATGCCCGTGGCCACAAAATCTTTGAGCTCGGATATCAGCAGTTGCGAGTTGATCTTCATCTTGTCATTCTCAATCAATTCCTTGAATTTTGTACAGGCGTCGATCTTGTGCTTGGCGGTGGTGTTGAACCCCCTCCTAAACTTCCTCCTGTGTCCCTTCCTTATGGGTTCAGACAGAAACATGCCCATGATGTTCTCCTCACCTATGTCCATCACCCTCATCAGCGCGGCCTCGCCTATTGAGTTGTTCTCCATGCTGTAGAATATCTGCGGTGTGGCTGTAGAGTCCTGTTCCATTATGGTGTCGTGTATGTGTTTGTTGATGCCCTGAAGTATCCTGATCTGTTGGTTCATGGGTGTCATGTTGTGGTGCCATTCTCCCACTTGCTCGAACGTGGGCAATTCGAAAATTTGTATCGCGGCGTAGTCACCTCCGGTTCCCATCGATGGATCCAGTGATACCATGTAGGTGTGTCCTGGTGTTGGTCTCTTGAACCAACGCACCTGTCCTGTGGTCTCAACGGGAGGAGTGCCCTCCATGTCTGCGAGCACGATGCTCGATACCAGTGTCTCGTCAAAGATCAAGAATTCACATTCGTGTTCCCTACGGAATCGCTCTTCCCCGATCCTGGCCTTCTCTGCGTCTGCCCACTCTTGGTCCCTGTCTGGGTGTTCCGACCAGTGTGCCTTCATGGCGTAGAAGCCATTGGTTCCGGTTATCTTGTCATTGCCGTACTCGTCGAACCTCTTGTTGGCCTCTTTCCAGATCATGGCGAACTGGTCCTCGTCCGAGTTTGGCGTTGATGTGATCATACACTTACCACCTGTACTCAGTGTAGGCGACAGTGATGTCCAGAACTCCTTGGCCTTCTCCGGTGGTTGAACGAAAGCGAACTCATCACAGTATATCAGTGTGAGTGACATACCCCTACCTGTGTTCTCTGTCGTGGTGGTTGCCATTATCTTTGATCCGTTGTCAAATTCTATCGAGTTCCTGTTGTACTGTGTTACGCCCGCCTTGATCCAACTGGGCAACATCTCGTAGGCATAACGCACCCTGCTCATGATGTCAGATGCTCCTGCGTATTTGTGTGCGGCTATCAGAATCTGAGAATCGGGCCTGAACATAGCATACCATATCAGGTATCCTGAGGCACATGTGGTCTTGCCCGTCTGTCTGGGTAGCATGGCGATACTGAATCTATGATCGTTGTAGCTCTCGATCAACCTCTCCTGGTATGGGTATGGCTCGAACTTCACGGAACCTTTTACAGGATGTTGTATCTTCATGAACTCCTTCATGAAGTAAAGTGGACCCGTCTTTGGATCCATGCATTTCTCTAGTTTCTCTACCTGTTCCTTGGTGTACTTGTGTTTCTTGTTCGCCTTTTTGATTTGGTCGCTGTCTAGTGATACATATGCCATGGTGTAGTATTTAAGATGGGAGATGTACTGCGAAAAGTATTACTTTTGCGACTTCTCTACACTCTTTGCGATGTCATGAGCCTTCTTGATCGTGCTCTTTTTCAGAGGTGGTTTGTCACCTGTTGATTTCATCGCTTGTGCCATGCCCACCGCGTACGGTGATTGGGCTTTCTTGGCCTCGTTCTGGTATGCTTCCTTGAAGCTCTCATATTGATTTCTCAGACTGTTGGCCAGTTCTTCTTCTGTGATCCTGTCTTCAGCCGCCATTGGGTTGTCACCGTTGGCAACTTTTGGGTATGTCTTTTTGTTCCTGTTAAGTCCACCTGAGTGTACGTTGACTAGTGTGTCGATGTCTGAAACCTTCTCTTCTGGTTCGTTCGCGAATGTTTCTTCTGCTTGTTCTTCTTCTGGCTTTTTGATGATGTCTCTGATTCTAGCCATGTCCATTGAACCTGCCGCATCGTCTTGATTCATCTCTGGTTCTGCTGTTGGTTCCTCTGCACCGATCATTGCCGCGTCTACAGGTTGCACGCCTGCCAGTTTCAAGATCTGCATCATCATTGATGCTTCTTGTGGGCTGTCTGTTGAAATCTGTATCGCTTCGTTCACTGATTCTTTTTTCATCTCTTTGTCTTTGATGGCTTTCTTCATTGGCTCTTTCTTGTCACCATCCTTGTCCATGTCTAGGAAGTCTGGTTTACTTTTGCTCTCTGTAGCCTCCTGTGATCCATTAATGGAGTCCCAGAAGCCTGCCAGGCTCTTACCATGTTTCTTAATGAATTCTTCTCTTGAAAGTTTTTCTGCCTCGTCGTGTAGGTAGTCCTTCATCCTGCTCTCGTCCACTTTTGGATTGGTCCTTGACACGTTGTCCACAGCGTCCTTGACCAGTTCAGGTTTTGATTCTGCTATCTCTTTTAGTTTCTGTAATACGTCGATCATTTCCATGGCTTATTTCCTTTTTGGGTCTGGGTGTGGGTTTGATGCTTTTGACAGAGGACTTGGTGTTCCTTTTTCTTCTCTGTCCTGTAATTCTTTTTCTTTTTTATTGGAGCTATCTTCTTCAGCATGTGTTATAGCATTCCTGTCTTTAAGTAATTCTTTAAGCAGGCTCATGTTGGCCTTTGTGCTATGGAAATCTTCTGCGTTCACTTTTGGTGCGTCTTTGTACTCGATGTCGTGCAGTTTGTTGGCGTATTCTGATTTCTTGGCCACATCCATCTGCGTTTGATATTCCTCGCTCGGCTCATTGGGTTTTCTCACCACGATGTGTGTCGCTGGGATCCTCATGATGTCTGAAAGGTATTCCTTCATCTCACGGCTTGTTGTTGGATAATTGGTTGTCACATCAAATATCGTCACTTGTTCGTTGCTCAGCATAGGAAAATCAAGTGGTTGCGTCATTATGGGTGTGGTCTTGCCTGCTGACATGTTGGCAAGGTCAAATTTTTGTAGTGCTGTTTCTAAAGCATTTTTATCGATGTCTTTGGATGCACCTACGATCTTAATTTTATAGTCATATGACTTGGTTGATTCTGCTAGATACTGTGTGAATGTGCTCATACCTAATATTTAGTCTTTTTTAAGCAGTTTCTTCATTAATTCGTTACGGTCTGATATGACGAATCCGTCGCTTTCTTCCACTGGCCCACCGTCTTTGTTGCCGTCCTTGTCCAGTTTCATCTTCTTGAGCTGTAGTTCCACCATTTTCAGCTTCTTGTCGATCTTACTACCCTTGGCGTCTATGGCGTTGCGCAGGAAGTTGCTGGCAACCTCAAATATCCTGCCAGAATAACGTGAGTCCACGTTCATACCTAGATCCATCAAGTTCTTGTAGCTCTCCTCTGCTTCTATGGCCAGTTTGTCCAGTTCTAGGTCACTTAGTTCGCCCAACCCTTTGACCTGTGGCAGTGCGGCCGCTATCTTGTCAAACTCCGCATAGCTCTTCTGTAGGTTCTTAGCAGTCTGTGGATCAAGATTTTTTACCGTTGTGCCACCTTCTGCGGTCTCTTTCAGTTTCTTGTCTTTTTCCTTCTTGTCTACCTCTTTGAACGCCTCCTTGACGTTTGGTAAATTGAGGATGTCTTCCAGTTTCTTCGTCATGTTTTTATTTACTTACGTTTACCGTTATGGAACAACTGTTCTTCTGACACCACCCTGAACTTGATCCGTCTTTGTTTTGCGTATGCGTTCGCGGCTTCCCATTTTGCCATGTTTATGATCACTTGTTTTTTCTTGGCCTGGCTACGTCCTGCGGATTCCATGGTGGTCTGGCTCATGGGTTTGACTTCCACCATCTCCGCGTGTTTCCTACCTTCTTTGTCTTGGTACACTATGAAGAAGTCTGGAACGTACACAGTGTACTTGCCCGTGAACGGATGACGATATGGTATCTTTATTGATTCAGATGCCCATTGGTACACGTTGGGGTGTTCGTCACACAACCTCATGAACGCGTGTTCCCAACTTGATCTGTATGTGGGTGTCTTGGTGCCCACGTATTTCTCTCCGTTCTTGGGCGAGAACTTGCCCCTGGCGAATCTCGGTAGCATTAGTCTATGATGTTTCTAGATACTGTCTCTTTGGTTGTGAGCGTCTGCCTGACACCCAGCCTGCTGGACTTGTATCTGTTGGCGTTTAGTATTATCGTGATCAGTTCTGATAGCAGTACAGGCGAGGCCTTGGTCAGTTGGTCCAGAATCTGTTGTGGTTTGATGTTGTCTATCTTGGCCTGTGACAGTATCACGTATGCCGTTGATTCCGCCGACGTCCTGGAGAAACCACGCTTGACGAAGAACGCCACGGTGCTGTCGTACTCTCCCACGTTGAACTGGTACTCGGTCTCGTAGTCCGTGGTGGTTAGTTTCTCAATTGTCTTGTCCAGCTCGTCCTTGTCCTTGGGTGGTAGGTTAGTGTAGAATTCCGCCATTATAATGCCGCCTTCTCTGTTGCTATCGCCACGTCCTGAGTGGCTTTATCTATTTTTATGTAGCCTTCTGTGACTAGTTTTCGTATGTCTGTGATCGCTTTATTGGTGTACACATTCTGCACTGCGGTAGATGATGCCGCATACTCCACGTTTGATTCCGCAGGTGTGAGACCTTTGCGTGATCCTATGTCTCTGTAGTACAGCGCCGCCGCGATTTCATTTCTCACCGTGGTGTCGTTGGACACGAGATTGAAAGATTCTTCAGCACCCAGGAAGTTCACAGTGTCTATGTTTGAATTAGTTATCACGGTGTTGTTCTGCCCTGTGTTGTTGTCACTGGTACCCCTTGCACTTGCTATCACGGCCGCACCTGCCACTGCCGCTCCGACGGCGAACGATCCCACAGGGTTGGTTATTGACCCTGCCTGTTTTCCTACCTCTAGTACTCCCTCTTTCGCTATACCCTTGAGTTCTTCCTTGACGTCTTTCTTCTTGATCTTTTTGGCGTTGTTGTAAGTGTTTGACGCTGATAGGATTGCCCCCAGAATGTTGCCTGACTGCACGTTCCTTATCACTGATCCTACGCCGTCAACCACACCGCCGGGTCCAAATATAGAATTGGTCCCCCCGCCTAGTACAGTCAATGGCGACGGTTCGTTGTCGTAGTGCACTGTGGCGAAACCTGGTACGTTGTTCTTGTTGACAATGCCAGACTTGTATATGACCGTCTCGTAGAGGATCTGCATGGTGTTGCTTAACACTCCTGCACCGTCCGCTTGGTCGAGGTTGTCATGGCTGAATGATCCTATCACTGGATTGACCAAAGTCATTGATGTGAATCTCTGTTTGTGGAGCACGAATATCTCAATTCCCTTAAGGTAAGGTCTCTTCCTCTGGTTGGGTGTGTCCATGCCAAACTTGTTGGTGGTCCTCTTGTCTCCCCAATCATACAGGTCATCCTTTGTGTTTGATATCTGCAGGTCTGAATTCATCGAAACGGAATCCGCTATGTGATACTCGTAGTACTTCTTCCAGAACGCGTTAACAGTGTCAGCGTGGTCATCGTGGAATGTGATGTTAACGGGCTCGTAGGCGATCCTTGTGGCCGCGTACATTTTCTTGTTGTACTGTGTCTTCTCCTCCACGCTCATGTTGTACTTGGGTAGGTCACAGCTCTTGACCAACATATTTAATTCATAACTTTCGTTGCTGTTGAACCTGTCCACAAACAAGGTCTCGTCTGTGTTGAAAACCACATGGAACAGGAACTTCTGTTTGGGCATCAACTTGTGATTGTTGTCTATGTACAGTCTTGACGCGTGGCGGTAGTCCTTCATGCCTGGAAGGCCGTCCTGGAAACCTTTAAGGAAGTTGTTGATGCTTGGCATATGGGTATTTATGGCCACAAAAAAAGCGCCATATAAAGGCGCTTTTGATGTTTTATAATTGCTTTGTTAATTCTTACTGTCCACCACCAGTACTTAGAGTACCTATGGTTCTCGCAACTGCTGTTCCAATTCCTGTGCCTTGTGGGGTCTGGATAGCATTGTCGTATCTCACAGAAAGTGTGATTGTCGCTGGATCTGATGTGGCGTATGCTAAGGAGTTGTAGTTCACGTTCTCAACGTATGCACCGTATAACTCAAATGTCTCTAACACATTTGGAGCGCTCGCGCCGTTACCGCCATCAAGCATCTCGATCCTACCAGTGAATTTGTAGTCGATACCTGATGCCGCACTTGATTGTTCAAAGAAGTCGAACTGTTTCTGTATCTGCTCGCCAACCAGTTTGGTCACTGAGTTGTTGACATCATCTCTCAGAGTGATAGTGATTGGATCCCAGGTGTGTTTGCCCGCAACGTATACTTTTGAGTTGTACACATCTAGTGTCACTGTGTCAAAAGTCAGGTTAGGTCTCGTGATGTCGATCACTTGTTTTGTAAGTTCTGATCTCGGTGTTGATACTCCAAAATTCTCCAGGATCGCTCTGAAACGATACTGTAGTTTTGGCATCAGTAATCCCTGCGATGCTGAACTCTGATCGTTTGCTAAAGGTACTGTGAATTTTGATAAAGTTGATATTGCCATTTGTTTCTCCTATCTATTTATTCCAAAATTAGTTCCCTAAATTTGCAATCTCTCCTGTGTTTTTGATTCTCAACGGTATGTAGATGAACTCGACCGATTTCACTGGTTCGATCGCGATATCCACGTACAGTTCATTCCTGTCTATCCTTGTGGGTGTGTTGTTGGTGTCATCACACACTACTAGGAAGTCATACAACGCCCTCTGACCAACAAGTTCTAACAAGAATGACTCGATCGCTTGTTTGATCTCGTTCCTTGTCAGCTCATCGTTTGGTTCAAAGATGAACGGTTTGGCGATTGCGTCCAGTTGTGTTCTCAGATACACTGCCAACCTTGATACGTTGATCCTGTCCAATGCTGAACTCGCCGATGTCTTGGTCAAGTTACCGAAGTTCACGATACCAGCACCTGAGAAGAAAGTTATTGGATTAACTTTGACCTCGTGCATACTATCTCTCACTGACTCCGCAACAGATATTGTTTGGAATTCTCCCGACGTGGCGTCAATGTAGCCCACTGCTGTGGCATTGTCCACGACACCTCTCCTAGTACCTGCTGGAGCAAACCATGGATAAGCAACGTTGTCATTGTTCGCCAGTGTCCTCATTATCATGTGACTAGGCGGAACAACGATCGACTTGCCTGTGTTGTCTGTGGTCGATCCTGAAGGATAGAACACTCCCAAGTAATCACTTGAACTAACAAGACCGTCCTCGCCGTTGTCTGTGGCGGCCGCTGTGTTGTTCGCCCAGTTGGTGATCGCTGTGGCTGTGCCAGCCAATCTCAAAGGTGTGTCGCCTACCACGAACGCTGTGTTGTTCCTGTCCGTGTTTAGGTTGATCATGTTTTGGATCAGTTCTGGATATCCAGGACAAGCAATAACATTGAAGCCTCTTTGATCTTCTCTGATCGCTTGGTTTGTGTCTATCTCAGATTTCAGTTGTGCCACAATGACTTTTCTCTGTGCTTTCCTTCCGAAAGTTCCAGAGCCGTCCGCGTTGTTGCCTGATTTGGTCACCCATCTGTCCGGGTAGTAACCAGCAACTGACTCGTT